TGACTGGGTTCGAGATGCCAGACGAAGAGCCCGATGTAGTAGAAGATGGCTTTGACGAGGACTCAGTTCCTGAGGAGCCAAGATGCAAGCTCGGTGACCTATGGCAACTGGGAGATCATAGACTCATATGCGGTGACAGCACGGACGTTGCGGTCATCGACAGATTACTGGGGGGGGGTACACGCAGACCTCGCCCTCACAGATCCTCCATATGGAATTAACATAGTGAGCGAAGATGGCTATGTGGGAGCGGACAATGTGGCAAGCGTTACACGCTATTCTAAAGTGATCGCTGACGACTCTACCGACACCGCGAGAGATGCGTACAACTTGCTGACACAGCTTTGCGATAGAGTCATCCTATGGGGCGGCAATTACTTTCTCGACTTTCTGCAGCCGAGTGATGGCTGGCTTGTTTGGGATAAGCGAAGAGATATGCCGAGCAATAACTTCGCTGATGGCGAAATGGCGTGGTGCAACTTCCATACGCCAGTGCGGATTTACCATCAGCTTTGGAACGGAATGATCCGCGAAGGCGAGCGCGAGAAGAGAGTTCATCCGACACAGAAGCCAGTGCGAATGCTCGGAGATATACTGAAAGACTTCAGCGATGAAGGCGAAAACATAATAGACATATTCGGCGGCAGCGGTTCAACGCTCATAGCCTGTGAACAGTTGAATCGAAGGTGCTTTATGAGCGAGCTTGATCCGCACTATTGCGATGTAATTATAAGCCGTTGGGAAACCTTAACGGGGAGAGAGGCGGTGTTAATTGATGGATAAGGCACTACAGGCTCACATCGAAGAAATGAATCGTTTGGCCGATGCTATTTACAGAACGGATTCGCCTTATTTGAAAAGAGACTATTCGAAAGCTTTGAACAGGATGGAGAAGGAGCTAAGAGAGTATCAGATACACATGAGCAAGTACAACGAGCGGAAAAGGCTGGAGGTGAATCATGGCTAAAAAGACACTTCAGGAACAAGCCAATGAGATCCTTCTTCAGGCCGAGAAGCGAGGCGTTTCGTCAAACTTCTTCTTCGTGACAACATTCAAACGCTATCAGGTGCAGATGAAAATTCTGTCAGACCTTGAAGGAGCAATAAACGAGTACGGCGCGACGGTAACAAAGGAATACGTCAAAGGCAGACAGAACCTTGTGGCGAATCCAGCAATCACCGAGTACAACAAGACCGCGACAGCTGCGAACGGCACAGTGTCAACTTTGATAAATATAATCAAGACGTTATCCAACGAGGACGAGGGCGCGGGCAAGCTCGCAAGTCTGATGGAGATGATCTCGGATGAGTGATAATCCGATATACGCATACTATCAGCAGATTCAGGACGGAACGGTCAACGTCTGCAAGTGGACGCGTCTGATTTATGAGCGAATCATGCAAGGGCTCGAAAGCGGGCTCTATTTTTATAGTCATAAAAAGACAAAGGCGGCGATATTGTTCATCGAGAACTTCTGCCATCATCACGAAGGTCACCTTGCTCCGGGGCGCGTAAAGCTGGAGCTGTGGCAGAAGGCAGCTATTGCGCTGATATTCGGGATACTTGATGCGGACGGGCTGAGGCAGTTCCGAGAGGTGTTCCTTGTAGTTGCAAGGAAAAACGGCAAGACATTATTCGCGGCGGCTATCGCTGAGTATTGCACGTTCCTCGATGGCGAGTACGGCGGGAGGATATACTTTGCGGCTCCGAAACTGGAACAGGCTGCGCTTTGTTTCGAGGCATATCACCAAATGATACTTCAGGAGCCGGAGCTCGACGCGATGGCTCAGAAGAGGCGCACCGACATATACATCGCGCAGAACAACACAACGGCGAAACCGCTCGCGTTCAGCGCAAAGAAGAGCGACGGCCTTAATATCTCGCTGGCGATCGCGGACGAGATAGCCTCATGGCAGGGCGATCAGGGCCTCAAGTTTTATGAGGTAATCAAGTCATCGTTCGGAGCAAGGAAACAACCGCTTCTGCTCGCGATGAGCACAGCGGGCTACGTGAACGACGGGATCTTCGACGAGTTGATGAAGAGGTCAACCCGTTTTTTATTAGGCGAATCAAAAGAGACAAGGCTTCTCCCGATTCTGTACATGATAGACGACCCTGAGAAGTGGAACGACATCAACGAGCTCCGGAAGGCGAATCCGAATCTGGGCGTGTCCGTTTCGGTGGACTATATGCTCGAAGAGATCGCGATTGCGGAGGGGTCGCTCTCCAAGAAGGCCGAATTCATGTGCAAGTACTGCAACATCAAGCAGAACAGTTCGCTCGCGTGGCTTCCGGCCACATCCGTCTCGGCAATATGCGGCCCGGCAATCGACATCAAATCGCTTCGTGGCACATACTGCGTTGCGGGTCTCGACCTGTCACAGACAACGGACCTGACTGCAGCAGTCGCGGTGATCGAGAAGGAAGGGCGGTTGAATGTTATCGCTCACTTCTGGATGCCGGCGGAAAAGATAGACGAAGCGACCGAGCGAGATGCGGTGCCGTACTGGACGTATGTGAAGCGCGGATTTTTGTCGCTGAGCGGTGACAACTTCGTTGATTACCATTCCTGTTATCAGTGGTTCGAGGATCTGATCAAGGTCCACGAGATATACCCGCTCAAGGTCGGCTATGACCGGTACTCTTCGCAGTATCTTGTAAAAGATCTCGAAGCGGGCGGGTTCCAATGTGATGACGTTTATCAGGGAGACAATCTCTGGCCTGTCCTCCAGGAGATGGAAGGACTTATAAAAGACAAGCAGATCTACATCGGAGACAACGACCTCCTGAAGATGCACCTACTTAACGCAGCGGTTAAGATGAGCACCGAACGAGGACGCGGTCGTCTGATCAAGATACATCCGACAGCACGAATCGACGGAGTGGCAGCGTTATCAGATGCGCTCTGCGTCCGTCAGAAGTGGTACGGAGAAATAGGGACACAACTAAAGAACGAATAGGAGTTATTTACATGGGTCTGTTCGACTGGATATTCAGGCCTGATCAAGCGAAAGAGTCACAGAAGGCACTGCACAACGCGCAGTCGCTGTTCCAGACTCTGACCGCTTATCGGCCAGTGTTTACAAGCTGGGGCGGGGCGATTTACGAGAGCGAGATCGTTAGAGCTGCAATCGACGCGAGAGCGAGACACATCTCAAAGTTAAAAGTTGAAATCATAGGCACAGCGAATCCGTCGCTGCAGTCAAAGTTGAGACAAGGTCCGAACCAATGGCAAACCTGGTCTCAATTTTTTTACAGGACGAGCACAATTCTCGACATCAACAACAACTGCTTTATCGTTCCGGTATTCGATGAGCGAATGATCATCACGGGCATCTTCCCGGTGCTTCCGAGCAGATGTGAGCTGACCGAGTATCAGGATGAGCTCTGGCTCCGTTACAAGTTCGCACACGGACAGGTCGGAGCGGTCGAGTTCCGGAAATGCGCGGTCCTGACAAAACATCAGTACAGGAGCGACTTCTTCGGCGATACGAATAGGGCACTCGATGACACGATGAAGCTGATCCACATTCAGAATCAAGGCATCGAGGAAGCGGTCAAGAACACATCGACGTTCCGCTTCATGGCGCAGCTGTCAAACTTCGCTAAGCCGGAGGATCTCGCAAAAGAACGTGCAAGGTTCACCAGGGAAAATCTCGCTACCGAAGCGGACGCGGGTGGATTCCTCCTGTTCCCGAACACTTATAAGGACATCAAGCAGATAGATGTGAAGCCGTACACGGTGGATCCGAATCAGATGAAGCTGATCAGGGAGAACGTCTACAACTACTTCGGAGTCAATGAAGAGGTCCTGCAGAACAAGGCATACGGCGACAACTGGTCAGCCTTCTATGAAGGCGCGATCGAGCCGTTTGCCATCCAGTTCAGTGAGGCGATATCAAAGGCACTGTTCTCGGAGCGAGAGAGATCCCAAGGAACGATGATCATGGCCACATCCAACAGGCTCCAGTATCTGTCAAACCGGGACAAGCTCGATGTGTCGAGTCAGCTGCTCGATAGAGGAATATTCAGCATCAATGATGTGCGTGATATATGGAACCTCCCGCCGGTCGAGGGCGGTGATGTTCGTGTGATAAGAGGCGAATATTACTCGACAGATGAAAAGCTGCAGGAGGTCACAGGAAATGCCAGCGATGAAGGATAGAGAATACAGGAATATGGTCCTCGAAGTGCGTCAGGTCGAGGACGAGAACGAAGAGAAGATCGTAAGAGGATACGCCAGCACGTTCGATGAGCCGTACACGCTGTACGAGAACGATGACTGGAGATTTGACGAGGTGGTCGATGCCAGGGCTTTCGACAACACGGATATGTCGGATGTCATTATGCAGTACGACCACGAAGGAAGGGTGTTCGCAAGAATGTCCAACAACACTTTGACAGTAACTCCTGATGAGAGGGGATTGCTGATAGAAGCGAATCTCGGAGGGACCGAGCTGGGACGCCAGCTTTACGATGAGATCCGCGGAGGGTATACGAACAAGATGAGCTTCGGCTTCACTGTCGACGGCGAGGAAGTCCGGGACTCCAGATCCGAGGACGGAAAGGCCCTGACAGTGAGGAGGATCACATCGGTTCGCAAGCTCTATGACGTTAGTGCTGTTTCTATTCCAGCCAATGACGCGACATCGATAAGCGTCAGAAGTCTGACCGACGGAGAGATCGAGAGGATTCGAGCGGAGCGACTCGAAGCTGAGAAGTTAGAGCTCAGGCGTCGCAAATTGTTAGCGAAAGCAAAACTAAATGGAGGTCAGTAATGACGAGAGAAGAAATCATGGTTCTCGACATTGAGCAGATCGAGGCTCGTTCTGCTGAGCTCGCTTCCGAGATAGAGGTCGCTGAGACTAATGAGGCGATGGACGCCATCCAGGAAGAGCTCAACGCTATCGAGGAACGCAGGGCACAGATCAAGCTCGAAGTCGAGCAGAGAAAAGCTGACATGGCTGCTGTCATCGAAGGGCAGGGAAATGTCATCGAAGAAGTTAAAGACGAAAGGAAAGTCAAAACAATGGAAGTAAGAAACACACCTGAGTACATCAACGCATTCGCTGAGTACGTCAAGACAGGCAACGACATGGAGTGCAGAAAGCTCACATCCGAGAACGACACAACTCCAAACGGAACCGGCACTGTAGCTGTTCCTGAGTTCGTTTATGACATCGTTAAGACCGCATGGGAGAAGGAGGGCATCATGTCCCTCGTTCGCAAGAGCTACCTCAGAGGAAACCTCAAGGTTCAGTTCGAGATCTCCGGCGGAGACGCGACAGTTCACACTGAGGGAGATTCGGCTGTTAGCGAAGAGTCCCTGGTTCTCGGAATCGTTCAGCTCATCCCACAGAGCATCAAGAAATGGATCTCGATCTCTGACGAGGTTTATGACCTCAGAGGCGAAGAGTTCCTGAGATACATCTACGACGAGCTCGCATACAGGATCGCTAAGAAGGCTGCTGATCAGCTGATCGCAAAGATCGAGGCTTGTGGCACAGTATCGACCACAACTTGCCCTGGAGTTCCTAAGTATCAGGCAGCGTCCGTTGCTGTTGGTACAGTAGCACAGGCTCTGGCCCTCCTGAGCGACGAGGCAGCTAATCCGGTAGTCATCATGAACAAGGCTACATGGGGCGCATTCAAGGCTGCTGAGTATGCTGGTTCATTCCCAGTTGATCCGTTCGAGGGACTCCCAGTACTGTTCAACAACACAATCAAGGCGTTCTCCGCTGCATCTACCGGTAACACTTACGCAATCGTGGGTGACCTCGGACACGGCGCACTTGCTAACTTCCCGAACGGCGAAGGAATCGACTTCAAGTTCGACGAGCTCAGCAAGAAGAAAGAAGACCTCATCGAGGTTCTCGGCCGTGAGTACGTTGCACTGGGCGTTGTTGCACCGAACGCATTCGTTAAGATCACGAAGTAATTCATACCAGAATTGGAGGCGACTGATATGAGAAAGATTCTGATCGCGGTGCCGTGTATGGACCAGCTCCCGGCACAGTTCGCGCACTCGCTGGCTACGTTAACGTCATACGGAATCGAGGATGCACAGATCTCAATCTGGTTTAACCTCGGTTCCCTGATCTATACCAGCCGAGACCAGATCGCAAAGAAGGCTCTGCTCGATGAAGCGGATCTCGTCATGTGGTTTGACTCGGACATGGTATTTAATCCGGACACGCTTCAGAAGATGCTCAAACACATCGATGACGGAGCTGATATCGTGACGGGCATCTACTACAGACGGACTGCTCCGTTCTCACCGGTCGGATTCAAGAAGATGGATCTGAACGAAGACGGAACCGGATTCGACTGGGAAGAGATCGACGAGATACCGGACGGCCCGTTCGAAGTCGCTGCGTGTGGCTTCGGATGTGTCCTGATGAAGACAGAGGTCTTCGTCTCGGTATTCTCGAAGTTCGGTCTGATGTTCACTCCGATAGCGAACTGCGGTGAAGATATCGCGTTCTGCTGGAGGGCGAGACAGTGCGGGTACAAGATTCTCGCTGATCCGTCCATCTTACTCGGACACGTCGGGTACACGGTCATCACTAAGGAATTTTTCAAGAACTATCAGTTGACTCTAAACAAAAACAAAGCGGAGCGGGGTGAGTAGCCTCGCTCCTGTTGTGAGGTAATAAACATGGCGACATTTGACAGCGTGAAAACAGCACTCAGGATCAAGACAGATGTGTTCGATGACGAGATATCGGATCTGATAGAAGCAGCTCAGCAGGATCTCGGAATCGCCGGAGTCGTTGTTCCGGAAACACTGGACGAGATCTGCACAAGGGCGATAATCACCTACTGCAAGATGTCGTTCGGGCTTCCTGACGATTATGACAGGCTCAAGAAGTCATATGACGAGCAGAAGGCTCAGCTCGTAACTGCTACAGGTTACACTAACTGGCTGGAGGTATGACAATGTATGACTCCGTTGCAACGCTAAAGGGCGAACCGACTACGACATTTGATGAATACGGCAACGAGAGCATCGCTTATACAGACAGACAGGTCTATGTGATGCCTCGTGGAGTCTATAACGCTGAGTTCTACAATGCTGCTCAAGCGGGTCTTCATCCGTCCATCACTTTCGAGATGACGAACAGAGAGGAC